TGCGACGGTCGAGGCGGGGCGGATTTCCTGGGTCGTGAGCGACGGAACGAACGTTCGCCTCGGCACCCCCCGGCTTGATCAGGTTCCGTCGCCCACGTCTGCGGTGAGCCTTAATTCCCAGCGGATTACGGGCCTTGCGGCGGGCACGGCGACGACGGACGCGGCGAGCCTGTCGAACCGGCTTGACCAGTTCGGGGCGCCGACGGCGGCGGTGAGCTTCGGGACGCAGCGGATTACGAACCTCGCGACGCCGACCGGCACGTCGGACGCGGTGACGAAGGCTTATGCGGATGGCCTGTCGTTCTCGGCGGCGCTTCCGGCGGGCACGTCGTCTGGGGATGTGCTGATCTACAACGGGTCGGCGGGTGCGTGGGCCGGTCCCGCGACGCTGCCCTATGTCCCGACGACCGGCGGCACGCTGTCCGGTTCGTTGAACTTCACGGATCATCAGTTGGTCCGCGCTGAAATCCGCGACTACTCGCTTGCGCTTTCGACGTTGGGGAACGCGGGCGGCACGGCGACGGCGAATTTGGAGAACGGCAACGCCTTCTCCGCTACGTCCACGGCCACGACGACGTGGGTGTTTAGCAACCCTCCGTCCGGTGCTCGGGCTGGGGCGTTTAGCTTGTTTCTGATTAACGGCGGGCAGTTTACGCAGACGTGGCCGACTGCGGTGCGATGGAACGGCAACAGCGCGCCGACGCTCACCTCGACGGGCACCGACGAGCTGGCCTTTGTGACCTACAACGCGGGCACGAACTGGCACGGTCGCCGTGCGTGGGCAAGCGCATGATCCCGTTCTTCCAAGGGGCGGCGGGCGGGGCGCCTGTGGCGTCGCAAGTGTTCGCCACGACGCTCTACACGGGCGACAACACCGCTTCGCGCGCGATCACGTCCGGCATCAACACATCGACGCCGGGCGGATTGGTGTGGATCAAGGAGCGTGGTGCTGGGCGGAACCACTACCTGCACGACACGTTCCGGGGCGAAGCCTACCTGATCTCCAACGCGACGAGCGCGGAAGCGACGGACGTGAGTTCCTGGGTCAGCTTTGGGACGACCGGCTTCTCCATCGGGAACGGCGGCAATCTCAACCTGAACCTGTCCACCTACGTCGCATGGTCCTTCGCCCGCGCCGCCCGCTTCTTCGATGTGGTGACGTACACGGGGAATGGTAACGCCACTCAAACAGTCAGCCATTCTCTAGGAACTGCGCCCGGCGTCGTTATTTGTAAGGCTCGGTCAACCACCTCGAATTGGATTGTTTATCACCGATCTCTCGGTTTCGGAGCGAATGTTGGGCTGCTTCTTAATACGACCGACGCTGCGACCGCAGACTCCGCTCTGTCGGCTGCAACATCCACCACATTTACAACCTTCTCTTCTGCTGTGAACCAGAACGGCGCTACCTACGTCGCCTACCTCTTCGCCCACGACACGGCCTCGGACGGCATCGTGCAGTGCGGGAGTTACACGGGCAACGGGTCCGCGACCGGGCCGACCGTGACGCTGGGGTGGCGACCGCAGTTCCTGATGATTAAGAGGACGACAAATACATCTGATTGGGTAATGTTGGACACGGCTCGCGGGATTACCAGCGGAAACGACAACTTCCTTTGGCCGAACAGATCATATAGTGAAAACGGCGATGCTGGGTTCCCATATAACGGCCTTAATCTAACATCAACCGGCTTTGAAGTCTTTGACCCGGCGACAATTCTGAACGGAGCCGCAGACACTTACGTGTTTCTGGCAATTCGCGAGGCATGACCATGCACGTCATCCTAGAGGGCGGCGCGGTCGTCGCCGAGTTCGCCGGCTGGAACCCCGCCGCCGTCGCGGCCATGCTCCATCAGCGCGGGGCCAACATCAGCCCGCCGAGCGTCGCGCCCGTCAAGCCGCTGGTCATCGGCCCGCTCACGGCGCTCCCGGCCACGGATGCGGGCGCGAGCCCCCCGAATGGCAAGGTCACGACGGGGCGGACGTGGACCATCGGCGCGAACAGCGCCACGGCATCTTACACCTACGGCGACCCCCCGCCCATGACGGCGGAACAAGCCCGCGCCGCGCTCGCCATCACCGACGGCCAATTTGAGCCGCGTTGGATCGAAGACATCGCGGCCGGCAACGAAATGCCAGCCCGATACACCGCATGGGCGGAACGTCGCGCCACGTTGCGCGCCATCGTGAACGGAGGCTGACATGCTCACTCAGGACCAACTCAACGCGACCTATCGCGAAGTCCTGGGGCGCGATGCCCCCACGTCGGACCTCGCGGCGTGGAACAACGCCGGCGGCAGCATCAACGATTATCGCAACGCGCTGCTTGATACCGGGGAGTACAAGGACCGATGGGCAGGTGTCACCGCCAGCCGGAACGCGCTGGGGCGTGACCCGACGGCCGATGAATTGGCACGGCTGGTCGTTCCGACGGGCGTGTATCGTAACGCATCCGGCGCCGATCTTTCGGGCACGACATCTTGGCTGACCGACATGCTTAAGCAGTCGGGGCCTGAGGCGTTTTTCCGCCCCCCGGGGACGCAGCCGCTTCCGGCCGCGCAGCCGCCAGCGTTTCAAACGCCGCGCCAGCAGATCCCCACGCAGATGCCCAACACGGGCGGCCAGCCGGATTGGCTCGGCGGCATCCTTGGGCAGTTGTTTGGGGGTGGCATGGGCGGGGGGTATCAGACGCCTCGTCAGCAGATGCCCAACAACTGGATGCCGGGCCAGCCGACCGGCGGCTCGTCGGGCGGCATGGGGCGCATCTCTGACCTTTTCGGCGCCTCGCCCGGCCAGTTCGGCTCCGGTGCCACGGGCGGCCAGTCCACGAACGCCATGAGCAACCCGCTCAGTGCATCGCCCTTCGGCCGGAACTTCTCGACCCGCCAGATGGGCATCCCCGCGCGGACGATGATCTAATGCCCTACGCGCGCCTCCAATTCCAGCCGGGCATCGTCAAGGACGAAACGGAGTTGGCAAGCCGCCCCCGGTGGACGGACGGCGACAAGGTGCGCTTCTACCGTGGACTTCCCCAGCCCATCGGCGGGCGGGAACTGGCGGGCATCAGCACGTTCGTCGGGCGATGCCGGGGCTTGCTCCCGTGGTCGGACAACGCCGGAAACTCCTATTGCGCGGTCGGCACGTCGAAGAAGCTATACGCCTACTACGGCGGCCGGCTGTACGACATCACCCCGATCCGACTGGCGGCCACGCTCGGCACGGACCCCATCGCGACGACGAACGGATCGTCAACCGCGACGGTCACATGGACGACGCACGGGCTATCGCCGGGCGATTACGTCTATATCCACACGCCCGCCGGAGCGGTTAACAACCTCACGGTCGGCGGCGACGACGCCACGCTTTCCAGCCCGTTCACCACCGTTAGCGCGTCGGCGGCGGTCGAGGTGACGCAGACCGCGCATGGCTTCGTCACGGGCGAAATCGTCAACTTTTCAGGCGCATCAGCGGTCGGCGGGATCACAATCTCAGGCGATTACACGATCACCGTTCTAACGGCAGACGTGTACCTGATCTATCATTCGGCCGTTGCCACGTCATCGGCCACGGGCGGCGGCGCGAGCGTGGTGGCGCGGCACTTCAAGAGCTACGTCGTCCAGACGGTTCCGACGACCAGCACGTTCACCGTCATCGGCGCGGGCACGGCTAACGCATCGTCTTCGGGCGGCTCAACGACCGTCCAGGCGAAAGCGGAAATCGGCGTCGGGAACGACGACAGCCTCGGAGGTGGTGGGTTCGGCGTCGGCGGGTTCGGGTCCGGTGGCTTCGGCCTTGGCGGTGGTGCCCAAGAGAACCAAGCGCGGACGTGGAGCCTTGCGGCGTGGGGGGAATACCTCCTCGCCAATCCCCGATACGACGGCCTGTATCAATGGCAGCTAAACCCGTCCCAACGCGCGGCGGTCGTGAGCAACGCCCCGGCGCAGATTGGATATATGTTCGTCACCCCCGAAAGGCATGTCGTGTGCGTGGGGTCCACGAACCTCTCTTCGGTCTACGATCCTCGGCTGGTCCGATGGTCGGACCAAGAGGACAACACGGCATGGACGGCGAGCGACACGAACCAATCGGGCGACTTCACGCTCGCCATCGGGTCCGAAGGCATTTGCGGCAAGGCGTCCGTCGGGCAGAACCTAATCTGGACCGATCGCGCCCTTTACGCCATGCGCTACACGGGCGAGGGCACGTTTGTTTTCAGCTTCCAGCCCCTCGGGACGGAATGCGGGATCATCGGGCCGCGCGCGTTCTCTGAGCAAGATGGGCGGGCCTTCTGGGTCGGGCAGTCCCGGCAGTTCTTCCTTTACGACGGCAGCGCCCCGAAGGCGATCGACTGCCCGGTTCGGGACTACGTGTTTGACACGCTGTCCCCGGTGCAAGATGTCAAGATTTACACCGGGTCGAATAGCCAGTTCACGGAACTGTGGACGTTCTATCCGACCGGAACCGACAACCTCGAATGCTCGCGATACGTGACGTGGAACTATGTCACGGGCGAGTGGAGCATCGGGACGTTCGACCTTACAGCGTGGGCGGATCGTTCCGGGGTCGGAAACCCGATAGCCGCAACCGACGACGGCAACCTCTTCTTCATGGAAAGCGGGACCGGCGACAACGGCGCGGCCTACTCGGAAGTCTACATCGAATCGTCCCCCGTCGAACTTGGGGAGGGCGAGCCCTTGATGGACGTGTTCCGTTGGGTGCCCGACTTCAAGGACATGGCGGTCGGCGTCAATTTCTACCTTTTGACCCGCGACAAGCCCCAAGGTGTAGAAACGACGGAGGGGCCGTTCCAAGCCGGGCCTTCCACTGAGGACGTGACGATGCGCGTGCCCGCCCGACAAGTCCGGGTCCGCATCGAAAGCCTGCCCGACCCGGCGACGACTTGGCGTCTGGGGGCGGTGCAGCTTGAAATTCAGCCGGCCGGCGGGCGGAGGTAATCCATGGCATCCATGCTTGACGTGCTGGTCGGCCTATTCGGCGCCGATCGCGTGAGGGGCTATTCGCCCCCGTCGAAGGTCCAGGCCACAGAACAGAAGCCAGCCGATGCGGCGACGATCCCCCGCGTTGACATGCCGATTGAGACGCGCGGCGCCGAAGACGGCGGCATGGGTATGCCTGATGCAGCGGGACGGTCGGGCCGCAACATCGTCGGCGGGACGCAGTACGGGCTAGGCGGCACGGTCCTGGGGGCGCTGATGGGCGTTCCCGGCTTGGGAACGGCGAGCGGCGTCGGGCTTGACGTTCGCGCGGCGAACGCGGGGTTGAAAGACCTCGGCTTGCCGGAAACCGTTGAGTACGGCCCCGCTCTTGCCGCCGCGCTGTCCATGGGGATGTTCGGGGACAGCACGTTTGATCAGGCCAACACTGGATTTATGAACGCCTACGACAGCCGCAACGCAGCCTTCGGCCCCTACGACAATGTGGGCGGTGGCGGTGGCGATCAGGGCGGCGGGTGGCAGGGATCGCCGTCGGCCGAATGGTCCGACAGCAATGACATGGGGGTGTGGTGATATGAGCTGGCTTGGAAACCTGTTGGGGACCGGGAAGCAGACCACCACGGCGACGCAGGGCGTTCCCGGATGGGTCGAGGATGCCGGCCGGCGGAACTTGATTACCGCCGAACAAATCGCGGCCGGCGCATACCCGGAAAACATCGGGCGCCCGATCCAGTACACCGGGCCGCGCGTCGCGGGGCTCACGCCCGACGAAATGCAGGCTCGGGCAAGCGCACGGGGCGTTACCGGCAACCCGTTCCTAGGCGAAGCGGCGGGGATGGTGCGCGGCGCGGCCGGCGTGGACAGCGGCGGGCGGGGCGTGGCCCTTGCCTCCGGCCAGCGGTTCAAGGACAGCGACACCGAAGCCTTTATGAACCCCTACATGGACGCCGTGTTCGGGGAAATCGAGCGCACGGGCGATCGGAACCTCAACGACATTCGCGCGCGCGCGGCGAAGGCCGGCGCGTTCGGCGGGTCCCGGCAGGCGGTTGCGGAGAGCCTTCAACGCGACCAGACGCAACGGCAGGTCGGGCAAGTCGCATCGCAGGCTTTCGAAAGCGGACAGCAACAGTTCAACACGGAACAAGGTCGCGGGTTGCAGATCGCGCAGTTGCTTGACCAGATTACCAACGCCGGAGCCAATCGAGACCTTGCGTCGGGCCAAGCGCTTGCGAACCTCGGCCAAGCGGGCTTCGGAAACGAAATGGCGATCATTCAAATGCTCAACCAGCTTGGCGGGCAGGAGCGCGGCATCGCGCAGGGCATCTTTGACACTCAGTATGGGGATTTTCGCGAGGCTCG